ACCTATTGAAAAAGATACTTTTGCAGAATTATTAAAAAGTCCACAAATACAAGGTTTAATGATTGCTGGTGTTAGCAAATTTTTAGGTATTAATGATATGAACTTAGGTACACCAACTGGTATAGCTGGTATAAATGATAGTCCAGATGAACCAATACAAATTTTAGCTGATTTAATGAGTAAAGGTGTAACAATTGATCATTTAAGAAAATTGAATGAAATGAATAGTTTAAAATTAGCTTCATTATTAGCAATGTTGTAACTTTTTTAACCTTTAGTAAAATGCAAATTAGCGATCAAAATAAAAGAATATTAACCTATGCAATTGGTATAGGTGCTGGATATTTTTTTGTAGTTCAACCATTATTAGTAAAATTTGGAATAATAAAAAGTCCATCTATAAGAAGACAAGAATTAGAACAAGGACAAAATATTGATGATTATTTAAATCAATCAATGTCAAGTCAAACACCAACAAAGCCAAAAGGAGAATGGCAAATAATTGCTAATAATATTTATAATGATCTTTCTAAATCTTCAATAGCTGATAATAAAAGTGATGCTGGTTATCAAGTATCAAGGGTACAAAATGATGCGGATTTTGCTTTATTATATGATACATTTGGTAAAAGACAAGAATATTATTTTGGAATACCAACTGGTGGATTACAAGATTTAGTACAATTTATTGTTGGTAATTTAGATAGATCCGAAATAAATAAAATAAATGATAACTATTCTCGCAAAGGAATAAAATTTAGATTTTAATATGAAAGCACAAACAATAAAATTAATTGGTGGATTGGCATTAGCTTATGTACTTTTTTCATCCTTTAAAAGAAAAACAACATTAACTGGTGATGTAAAAGTATTTGATTATCAAGATAATGTTCCAAGTGGTACAACGCAAGTATTTTCAAAAGAAGGTACGCAAGTGTTTGATGCTAATTTTAATGTTATTTATACTTATGATACTGCTGGTATTGGTATGACAATTACTGGTACAAAAGGTACTGAAATGTTATCTGTTGTAATTGGACAAAGTTTTATGAATGGTATAGCTGGTTTTGTATTTAAAAATGATATTCAAAGCATTTAATATGGAAAATAAAAATCGTAATTTATTATTATTAGGATTAGCTGGTTTAGGTGTTTATTATTTTTTAAAAAATAAAAAAACAACTACTTCAGTTATTCCCCCAACAACTGGAGAATTACCACAACGACCAGTAGATCAAATAATAACACCAGTTGAACCAGTATATAAACCACCAGTATTTGAAGAAAGAAATCCAATATATAATGAACCTATTTATAATGCTCCTCGTGTAGATGCACCCATTGAATATACACCAGAAAGAGGTAAAATTGATGTGCCACCACCATCAATAATACAACCACCTATTTATGATTATGTGCAACCACCAGCTTCAATATGGGATGAGCCAATAATTTATGATCCTATTTATTATGCTCCAAAAATAGATGAACCCATTCAATATACACCAGAAAGAGGTAAAATTGATGTGCCACCACCCTCAATAGTCCAAGCACCTATTTATGATTATGTGCAACCACCAGCTTCAATATGGGATGAGCCAATAATATATGATCCTTATATACCAAGACAAATTATAACTCCAGTTGAACCTATTTATAACGAACCTATATATCAACAACCAGTTTATAAACCAGAACCGATATATGATCCATATCCTAACGAAAGAATAAAAACACCAGTAGAACCTATTTATAGTGAACCTATATATGAACAACTAATATATCAACCAGAACCAGTATATCAACCAGAACCAACTCCATATTATAATAATAATGTAGAATATAGCGAATATGGTGGCAGTGTTACTGATTTTGCTAATAATCAAAGTTGGTTAGGTATGTTATATGAAAGAGATGAACCAATAGAATACGATTTTGAACAAAAAAGAAGATAATTATATGAAAAAAGAAACATTGTTATTATTAGGTGTAGTAGGATTGGCTTTATATTTATTTTATAAAAATAAAAAATCTGCAATTGTAACAAGTGATACAACTGCAATTATTCCAAATGTACCAATTAATGATACTGGAGTGCCAAAAGAACAAATGTTGGATGCAAGAGGTCAAGCTATTGATGAAAATTCATATAGGGCATATTTTTCACTTTCGGGATATAAAAAATTAGGTAACATACCAAATACTATTTAATATGAATGATGTTAAAATAACCGCATTAAAATACGAAGTAGATTTTTATACTTGTGATGTCAGCCAATATATTGGTGGTTATGAATATAATGGTTTAACTTTTATTAACTATGGTACAAGTACCGTAAGAATTGAAAATATTGTTTTACAACCAAATCAACAATTTGAGATTTCTGGTAATACTGGAGAGGTTACAAATCAAAGATTTTTTGTAAATTTTGGAACGTCAACAACTGGAAACAACGTAGTTGTTATAAGAAAAAGATATTTGAATGTTTCATAACATAAAAATAAAAAAATGAGTTTAAGAGTATTTTACGAGGTATTAAATCAAAGAGGAACACCAGCATTATTTACTGATACTTTTGCTAATAGACCTACTTTTGGCTTTCAAGGTCGTTTATTTATTTCAACGGATACTGCACAAATTTTTGAAGATACTGGTACTGCTTGGACATTAATTGCGGATGCTACTGGTAGTGTTAGTGGTTTTGTACCATATACTGGAGCAACGGCAAATGTTAATTTAGGATCATTTGATTTAACTACGGATATAGCTATTGCTAATCAAATTAAAGCAGTTGGAAGTGGAGGATTATCAATAAATGCAAATAGCGGTACACAAGTTGCTGATTTTGGTGCTGGTGGTGGTGCTAATATGACATTATTTGGAGGTTTAAGTGGTACAAGTGCAAGTTTTTCAAGTAGTATTACTGGAAATACAATAGTAAAAAGTGGAGGTACTTCTGCTGAAATATTAGCGGCTAATGGATCAGTAATAACGGCTGGAACAAACATTACCATTAGTGGTGGCACAATTTCATCAAGTGGTGGTGGAATGGCTATTGGTGGAAGCATTACAAGTGCAACGGCTGGTAGTGTTTTATTTGTAGGTACAAGTGGTGTACTACAACAAGACAATGCAAACTTTTTTTGGGATGATACTAATAATAGATTAGGTATTGGAACTACAACTCCAAGTGCAACGGCTTCATTATTAAATAGTAGTGCTTCAACTGGTTTAGATGTAGCATCCGACAAAGTTATATTTAGAGCAAATACTGGTGTGTCTACACCAAGACAAGTTGAAATCTCTATGGGTGGTGCAACATCTACTTTTTTAGATGCAAAAGGTTTTGGAGCTAATTATATAACGGATTTTGGTATTAGAACTTATAATAGTGTTGGTACTAATTTTAATGTATTTTATGGAACAAGTGCCGGAAATGTAATTATTGGTGGAACTACCGATGCGGGCTTCCGTTTAGATGTGAATGGTATTTCTCGTTTAAATGGTAATACATCAATTGGTGTAGTACCCGCTAATTGGGTAGGAATTACTGCTTTAGAAATAGGTTTTAAAGGAAATAATTTACACGCATCAGGTAATAACGATATGAATATTGGCTCTAATATTTATTTTAATGGGGGATATAAATATGCAAGTAATGGAAGGGCTAATTTAATAGAAATGTTTAATGGTGAATTTTATTTTAAAAATGCTATTAGTGGTACTGCTGATGCTGCATTAACATTAGTTACACCAATGACAATTACAAATACTAATAATGTATTAATAAATTCAACAGTAGATAACGGGCAAGGTAAATTACAAGTATCTGGAAATATATATGTAACTGGAATTGGTGCAGCTGGTAGTACATATAGTGTAAGTTCAACATTAAGTACTGCATATTACCACGTGTTTACTGGTGCTGCTGGTCAAACACTAACTTTGCCAAGTCCAGCATCTAATAATGTTCAATATGTTATTATAAATAATACTGCAAATACCGTTACCGTTGCTGCTGCAACAAGTACAAATATTGTAACAACATTAGGTACAAGTGTGGCAAGTATTACATTAATTGCTAATCAAAGAGTTTTTATAATAGCAAACGGAGGCACTAATTATTTTCAAATATTCTAAATTAAAATATAAATGAAACAAATTCAACCCGTATCAATTTGGTACAATGGATCTTTTACAAACGCCAACATTTTTAACCTTTATGTTATTAATGACAATTTAAGTACAAGTGCAACATTTTATTATGCTTTATATAGTGGCACAATAGATGAATTAGGTACTAAATTAGCAGAAGGCAATTTGGTAATGGAAGGTTTTGATTATGAAGCATTTACTACAAGTCCAGATTCAAATGCTTATGCTTATCAATGGGGAGCAACACAATTAAACCTAACAATTATATAAATATGGAAACTACAAAAGCATTAGAAATCATCAAAGCATTAATTGACGAGTCAATTAAAAGAGGTGTAATGGTAAACATTGATACGGCAGTACAAGTGGCAGAAGCATTTAATACTATCGTAAAAGAAATTCAAAGTAGTGTAAATGAGTAATAACAATTTAGACCATACAAGTATATCTGGTTCAATATTAAGTATAGGAACTTACATATTAAGCACAAATCAAATTAATATGATTGCCAGTACTTTGTTTTTGTTATTATCTGGTATTGCTTCAATTACAACTATTATTTACAACATTAAAAAGATTAAAAATGAAAAAAAGTTATAAAACTACAATATTTGGTTTATTGTCGGCGGTGGGTGGTTTTTTTGCAACTAATAGTACTGGTAAACTACAAGGTGCTGGACAAATTGTTGCAACAATAAGTACTTTTTTATTAGGTGCATACGCACAAGATTCAAAATAATAATATGACCAAAAACGAAAAAGTCGTTTTGGGTGTATTAGGAACGGCATTAATTGTATATATGTTAAGAAAAAAAATAGCAACTGCATTAAATAAAACGCCATTTGGATCAATTAGTGATAAAATTTTTAACACTATTAGTTCATTTGAGGGTTTTTATCAAGTTCCGTATTACGATTATACTGGATATTCTGTTGGTTATGGCAGCCAATATAATTGGGATGCAAAAAGACCAGTACAAAAAACGGATATAATTGATAAAGCAACCGCTAAAAGGTGGCTAATTAATGATGCAATGGAAGATTATCAAGTAGTTCAATCTATTGTAAAAGTTCCAGTAACGGATAATCAATTAATTGCATTATCTTCATTAAGTTATAATATTGGAATAAATGCATTTAGAAATAGTACTTTATTAAAATTACTAAATGGTGGTGCAAATAAAAATGTTGTTGCACAAGAATTTGATCGTTGGAAGTTTGCTAATGGTAAAGTATTAGATGGATTAGTTAAACGCAGAAATGCTGAAAAGCAACTTTTTTTAAGTTAGTATTTGTTTTTTCCATATATGTTTGTTGGTGTACAACCCCAGTTTCTACTGGGGTTATTTATTTACATACAACCGCTTATAATAGGCATTATTTTCCTTGTAATATAAATTACAATAGTGTGCTTCAATTTTCTCTAAAAAACGCATAAAACTGACCAAATTTGAGATATTTCTATATTTCCTTACTATTGTATCATTTTCAAAAAATACAATTGCAGTATAGATTGTTTTAGCCATTTTATAGTTTTTTAGAATTTATTACAAAAAATTTAGTTCCCATATAGTTATGGCTGGTAATTTTACGTGCTATTAATAGCTTACTTAATGCACGTAATATTGTAATTCTTTTATATTTAGTTATTTCCATTAAGTCATTTAAACAAGCCAATTTACGTTCCAAAATAATAAAATAAATTTTTTGTGTGTAATTCATAAAGTA